TCAACGACTGCTGCCCCACTTCCTGCTCCGTCACAATATACAACAGCAGTTTTACCGTTTGGAACCGTTATGTTTGCCCCAGAACCTTGAGAAAGAATAACGCTGTATGGACCACTGGAACCAGAATCTGTTGTTGCGTTTATAATTATAAAAAAAGCTGCTGTGGTATTTGGAGCAATTGTTACAGTATTGTTAGCTCCTAAAGCACCTGTAAATTTAATTACTCGATACATACCATCTTGAAGGTTTTCCGTTCCTGATCCAGGAGAGGCTTCTCTAACTGTCAAAGTATGAGTGGTTCCAGAAAGCCCCACTGACTTATATGCTGCTATACGGTCTAAAATATCAAGGTTATGGTTAGTAGTAGTTCCCCACGCTCCTGACTGTTCTCCGGACCCTATTTTTTCTATTCCATAACTTGTTGTATATGATGATGCCATATCCTTATCCTATGCCGCTATTTGTGTCCAATTAGGTGTTTGAGAAGTACTTATAACTCCATATCCCGGTGTTTGAGAAGTATTAATCTCTTGCCAAATATTCATCGACCCTACTTCTGTTATAGCAGATACGCCATCTATTGTAATGGTAAATATGCTATCTACGGTTCCAACCGCCGTTGCTGCTGAAACACCGCTAGGTGTTACAGTTACATTTAAAACAGCTACTAAAGTAGGAGTCCCAACTGCCGTTGCTGCTGAAACACCCGTAATGCTTGTTTGAAAAACAATTGTCGTTGAGCCAATACCCGTTGCTGCTGAAACACCCGTAATCGCAATAGGTAACGCATCATTCCAAGCACCTTGGTTCCATGTTCCTCTATTCCATCCAGATATTGCAACATCTGTGGTTGCTGTCCCGCCCATACCTGAGTGGTTTGTACAATAATAGTATAAAGTCGGTGCGCCTACCGCTACTTGGATTTGAGTATACGCTCCTGAAGATCCTGGAGTTCCTGAAGTAGTTACTCCTGTAGTGTACTCTGAACCACTGTTGTGAGAACCATCTGAAGTAGTAGACAATCTTAATGGATGACCAGAGTTTGAACTATCTGCTTGGTCAAATTTATAAATGGCTCCTTCAACTAAATTTAAACTAGCTTGTTGATTGCCATTTATAGCGTATTTATTACCACTTCCTGTAGAGACTACAGTTACGGTAAAAGTTGTAGACATTATGCAATCCTAATTAATGCACTATTTGCATCGTTTGCGGGCATTTGAATAGTAAAGTCTCCAGCACTTGAAGATTTGTCACCACCAAAATTAATAACTGCAACCGAAGGATTGGCCGCATGATTTGTAGTAGATCCTGTTCCGGCGGTGCTTAAAGTACTGTTATATATTAAAGCTCCTCGAGCATTACTAATAGTTGAACTTGACCAAGTAGTATCTGCACAATCAACAAAAGCTGTTGGTACAGAACTACTGTTGTCTCCTAAACCAATCGTTATACTTGCTAAAGTATTTCCACCAGCCGTGTAATTTGTTCCACTAACTTCATTTCCAGTAGTGTATCCGGTAGTATCAGCGTCAATAGAAGAACTATTAGTAAACATAGCAATCTTAATCGTATCCGCACCAATTGCACTAGACCCTGTTCTAGTGTGAGCAGTTAAGAAATGAATACCCGCTAATATCTCTCTTTTAAATGTTCCGCATATTGCAGAAGTACCCACAGCCATGTCAAAGTCTCCTTATTATTTCAGCTATATCATGATGGCCTTGTTTCTTCATCAAAGCCCAAATTGTTGTTCTTTCACTTTGTGCCATACTTTTCATATAATATATCAGTATTTCTTTCAACATATCTCTGTGAGCCATAGCCTGATCTCGTATGACAGGAGGGGCGGTCTCACTAACTGACATAATCCTATTTAAAGCCATATCCGCAATTTGTTCAGGAGAGTGTCCACTATCACTAGATGTATAGACCATAACATCTCCTAGGTCAGAAGAACTATTTGCATCAAACATTATTCAACTTCTCTCCTAACTCTGTCATATCTATATTGATCTCTGGTATCTCTTCCTTCACCAAGATTTTTTAACCATCTTATTGATTCTTGAAATCTACCGTTATAGACACTTAATAAAGCTTCTTCACCCTTCATAAAAGTATACGCCTCAACCAAAGATCCATACAATAAAGCTAGTTCAGCATTTTTAGATAACCAAGTTTCTCCGCTATCGGCTCCTTGAGTAAGAGAATCCGGACGATAATAGTAGTGAAGCTCTACAGTAAGCCCTGAAGAAGGTGTGGGGGCTACCATAAGAGAAGTGCTATTCCAATCTCCATAGTATAAAGGAGTTCCTGTAGTAGCGGGATTTGGAGTATAGTCTTGTAAAAAAGTAACATGTTTATACAATAAGAATTTATTTTTTGAGTCTTCAATAACGCTTAAAGACATTGACGATAAATAATCATCTGGTTTAGTTAAAAATTTAACGGAAGCAGAAAGAGTCCCTGTTTGGTATTTTCTAAAAACATCTAATTGTACTTCTTTAAATATTCTTTCTTCTGCATTAATAATAAACCTTGGAAGTTGGCTTACAAAAGTAGTTTCCGTATTCTGTGTATAATCTTGTATTGCTGTTTTTAAAGTTGCTAAAGTATAAGCCATATTACGCACTCACCGTTACTGGTCCAGCGGAAGCATTTGCACCGCCCCCTCTTATATTTCCTGTAGTAGCCGTTTCAGAAGAACCACTGCTACTTACATTAAAGCTGTAGCTGTCAGATTGATCCCCGCCAGATCCAGCTATTTTAGTTATACTATATCCCGTACTATATTCTATAACAGATGATGTAAATCCGTCAAAATTTAAAACAGTTCTAAATCGAACAGTATCTCCAGTTTCTCTTGAATGACCTGGTTCTGTAACTGTAATAACCGCTGATCCGGAAGATCCTGATTCAAAAGCATTGTTTTCTAATAATACTTCTACAGCAGGTTCTACTCTATCCGGTCGAGCATTCCTTAAAGCTTCTGGATCAGCAACAGCCCGTCTAGGAGTAAGTTGAGGCTGTTTAGTTTCAAACTCATCTCGTCCCACTAATAGACCTGTCCATTCTTTTACTAGATCTCTTACCCTGTAGGCTCTACCAGAACGATCTGATATTCCTAAAGCGTGTTTTCCTGAAGCATATCTAGGCATTACGACACATTTAAAGATGAGTAGGTAGGAACAAGCCGTAAAGCAACTCTTTCTCCGTCTTCGGAAGCAGCTCTTTGAAATTCTTCTTCGTAGATATCTTTGAGAACACCAATCCTATCAGGCGCTTTTTTAATAGCTAAATAGTAAGCAAGACCTGCTGTTAAGCACGGTAAAAAACGAAATGGAATGTCTGCATCATTAACCGCATCATCTGTGTCCTGCATTCTTTTTACTCTGTAGTAGATAAGCTGATCTGTAGAATTTTCAGGAGATGCCCATAGCGTAATAGTAGGAGTTATTTGCCTATCTACATAAAATTGAGAAGGTCTTCCTTGAGTTGTCTTATCAGATATACCCATATAGTCAGATCTACCGATACGAGTTATTCCCAGATCAGATCCGCTACGTCTGATAACAACTTCTAATACATCTACTGTCGATTGTACGTCTACAAGACTAGGAACAGATGTAACAGTTGTAGTTGCTCCGCTAGTTGCCCCTGTAAGAGTTTCTGTTGCTACAAAATCTGCTGTAGGAACTGTTATAGTCATAGTAGTTGAAGAAGGTTTAGTTATAACACTTGCCGTAGCTCCGGCAGCGCCCGTAACGGTTTCTCCAACAGTAAAAGATCCAGAGGCTGCTACAACTAAAGTAATCGTGCCTAAAGGATAAGTAGAAACGGAAGAAGAAGAAGACAAATGAGCAAGTGATTGTGTTACTTGCTCAACTGTCCATAAATTTATTCCTCTGTTCGACCATTCTGCAAATAGAATGTTTAAAGACCTTCTAGCGGTAGCAGAATCATATCCTGTGCGTAATTCTAGACCGCATCTCTCAAAGGCTTCTTCCGTAACTTCAGCCATATTTAGGTTGAAATCGTAAGATCCAGAAGTTGCCATGCTTTTATCTCCTTAAAGGACTATTTAATCCTCTCATTTCATTAACGAGTCTATTTTATTTTCTAATCGATCAAAGCGATCAAACATTCTGTTTATGTCTTTTGCTAAATCATTTTTAGTAACATAATCTTTAGCAACTTCTTCTCTTGTCTTATTTAATAGTATCTCAATTCTTTGAACATTACTATGGTGAGCTTTAAGAAAATAAAAACAAACAGCCCCAGCTAATGTGAGAACACTGTTCCACATGTATGAAGTCATTTCATCCATTTTAATACGATTTAACAACTTCTATAACAATACTATAACTATCTCCTGAAGAATGCCCTGCCGTAGTTAACAAGATATCTCCGGTAACGCCACTTCCAGCATAATTAGGAAGACCAGCTACCTGACCAGAGAGGTCTATAGTATCTGTGTAATCAGCAGGTAATCCTATCGCAACAACATTTGCCGTTGCATCGTATAGAAGAGTTGCCGACATGCCTACTGTAGAAAAAGTAATTTTACTTATACTAATAGATGATACTGCTTTACCTTGAGCGTTGTTAGAAAGATCAGACATGTCTATTTTTAGGACTGCCGACTCTCCCGTTCCATCACTAAGGTTAGTTAAATAAAAAACCGCTTTTTTATCGCCATCTTGTAGCTTTGTTGCACTAACTGCATCTGCCATAATTTACTCCGTAAAAGAAGATGGGGGCGAACCCCCATCTATATTATTAACCATTAGCGTAGTCAACGTTCATGCCAGTTATGCGAATCCAAATCTTACCCGCTGTATAAGCAGCGTTTGTTGCGTCACCCTGAACAAGGTATATATACTTTTTAGACAAAGCTGCCATAACAGCACCCGCATCAACAGCGTTATAATAGCCTAAAGTAAGATCACCGTTGTTCATCATCTGAGTTCCTGAAGCAACCGCAGCACCAGAAGCCGTAGTTCCTGTAGCAGAAATATCTACGTTAATATCTGGATCACCGCCTGTTGGAACCTCTACACAACCAAACTCGAGAAGGATAGGAATACCATTAACTTCTTTAGTTAATTCTCCAATATAAGCATTGGCATCAGTTCCGTTACCAATAATTCGATCTGCTGTTGCTGAACCGTCAAAGCCACCATGAAGATCAATAATAATTGAAGTAACAATAGTACCACCAACTTTATTAACAAAAGTGTTAATAGAAGCGTCTGGAATACCAGAACCGTGAGCGTTAGGAGTAATACCAAAGATGGTCGCTCCTGTGTCTAAACTAGCGTTGTTAGCTCCGGCAGCAGTAGCAGTGCCAGAAAAACCATTTGTATCAACAATATTATTGATACCAGAGGTTGAAACGGTTTGAATTTCAAATTGTTTTTGAGTAATAGTTCCGGTAGTAGAGTTTTCATTAATTTGTTGAAAACCATTTTTTGAGCGGACCGGACCGCTAAAAGTTGAATTACCCATAATAGGTTACTCCTTACAAAGCATTAAACCTTATAGTCTTGTAAGCGTCTGCTGGGAGCAG